ATAGCGCTTGGATCATCCACAACATAGGCAAAAGCCATGTTTGTAGAAGTCGAAGTAGCGGCTGGATAATACTGACCCTGAACTGGTTGACCAGCAGAGTTTGTATAAGCACAACCAACTAACACACCAACGATGTTTCCTGAGCTAGTAACAGTAGAAGCTACGATGTAGCCGTTTGTGTCAACTTGAACAGTATCACCGTTAAGAATAGCGGTCGCGTAAGCTGGCGCTATAGGGATTTGACGGATCGCTCCGGCGTATGGTAGACCATCTAATCGGTTTAGAGGTTTGAATCCATACGTCTTATCGACGGTGGGATAAGCCATTTAAGACTCCTATAAAGTTTTAAGAACCTTTACCAAAGCTAGTCGAAGATTTACTCTCTTTAAAGATAGGCATCCTCGCATCACTTTGACGCATTAAATTGTTATCTACAGCCAAAGTCTGAGCGTCTGTCTGCTTCTGAACGTATTCGTTCCGTTGCGTAATAAACTCAGCAGGTGTTTTGCAGAGTAACAACCCGCCAATCTCAATATTGTCTTTAAAACGGCTATTGGGGTCGGCTAACAGTGAGAATTTAGGTTGTTCTTCGATTCTTACAGGCTCCCAACCTTCCCTCACTTTGGAGGACAGATTACGGGGGTCTGCTTGGTTTAGAAACGAAGCACGTATCCAACGATAAGCATAACCAGCCTGTTTGTCAGGCTCAGGGAGAAGTTCGGCTGGCATCCACTGTTTAGGACGCTCGTCAAATTCACGGTTATCTGCTTCACGACTAAGTCTATTTTGAGCCATGTTAGGCCTCCATTTTTAAAAGTTCACGAACGTACTGCTCTGGCGACAAACCAAGTTTTTTTGCAATCGCAACTTGCGACTGACTTAACCTGACTCTTTTCGGTGCTGTTGACCGAGTTGCCGGGGCTACGACCGTGGCAGGTTTCGCTTTAGGAATGTCCCCTTTAGGCGGTGCCTTAACTTCTTCTACATCTGGTGGCTCCTGGTCATCATCAAAATTCTCAGGAAACCTCTTCCGCATTGTATTGTCCAACGTTGCGTAATACTCGTCAGAACCAATTTTTACGCCTTGACGTTTGAGCTTTTCGTGTAGCCCTAATGCTGATGCTGTCATCTCTTCGTCCTGTCCGAACCAAGTATTACGGTTTTGCCAATCCACCAACTTTTTGTCTTGTTGGGGTGCATTTTGATACTGTTGACTCGTTTGTACATCAAATTTCTCTTCTTGTAAAGGGGGAAGTTTAAAGTTTTTTGCACTTTCGAGTTGAATTTGAGCTTTTGTTAGCGCCGCTTGAGCTTCCATGAGTTTTTCTGAATCGCCAGCATCATATGCTTCTTTATAAGCACGTTTAGCCATTTCATACTGAACTTCTGATGTGGTGGTAACGGCGGCTTTGTACTCTGCTTCACCTTTGGTAAGCATTTCCTTAATCCGCTTGTTCTCCTCCATCAAGCGCTGGGCGGCATCAATAGCTGCTTGTTGCTCCCGCTGGGCAGCATCTGCACGACGACGCTCATCGTTCCAGACCCGCTTCATTTTAATAAGCTTGTCCTTTGCTTCTTTACTGTACTTATCTAAGTCATCAACCTCAACCTCTAGTTTCTTGACTTGCTCAGGATCAGCAGGACGTCTACCTTTGTCTTCTTCGGGGGTATCGTCTTCAATCTCAATTTCAAGATCATCCGATGAGCCTGCTTCTAAGGGTTTACCCTTATCTTCATCCGTATCTACGGGTTTACCCTGATCTTCTACTTCATCGGGGAATTTATATACTTCTTTTTCCATTTCAGCCATGTCCAGCCTCCTTAGATAAATTTACGTTTGATGCCCCGTGGGTCTTGAACTACAGCTTCCACAGAATCATCATTAATTAAACGGAATTCTCGGTCATGAATGACCAATCTAGTTCCTGCATTGGGTCTAACCAGAATAAAGTCACCCTCTTTACACCATGCTCCATTTGGGAAACGTTCCGGATCTTTATAACAATCCGAGCCTATTTTCACTACAAATAGCACTGTAGATAAGAGTTCATCGTGCCGACGGGTTTCGTCAGACTTAATGATGCCACTTTCAAAAGTTTCTTCTGCTTCTGGTATTGCACACAATATGCGGTAGCCTTTAGGTTCAGGCAGTTGTCGTGCCCGTTCTTCGGCTGTTTTCTGCATCACAGCAGCTAAGTCCACTGCTTGTGACAAATCTAAGGTTTCACTCATCGTCCGAGTTCTCCAATTTACGTTTTAGGTCTAATATTTCCTGCCTTGCAAAGAGCAGACCTTTGATCTCTCCACAAACCTTTTGGTATTCGGGATAGTCTTTAGCTTGTCCGCTGCCTATCCAATCTCGTTTACCTGTTATCTCTCTGTCTAGCATGTCCACTAGAACATCAGAAGCATCCATTACTGTCCTTTCCCGCTAGGTTTATTAGGTTTCATAACGTCTAACACTTCCTTCATTACTAACTTCTCACGCTCGTCACGCATTTCTGCAGCTACTTTTAACATCTCATTCTTAGTCTGAGACTCGATCCGCTTGTTCTCGGTAGCAATCTGAGCAGCCTTGAGCTGGGCATCAGCCATGTCTTTCTGTGCCTTGCGTTGCTGATCTGCTTCCTTGATAGCCACTTCACGCTGTTGTAACTGGAGCATCGGATCTTGAGCTTGCTGCATAGCTTGCTGTTGTGCAGCTTGTGCCTGGTTCTGTTGTAGAACTTGCTGGGCTGCTTGTGCAAGTAGTGGTGCCAACTTAGCTTCAAGAGCTGGGTCCATCGGATTCTCTTCGCCCGACTCATCGTACTGAGCAGGTAACTGAATACCAAGACGCTTCTCAATCTCAATCCGATACTGCATACCCAAGTGCTCAGCAATATGAGCCTGCATAGCAGCCTGCATCTGTGGCGCTTGCGGATTATTCTGTAATAACTGGATAATCATCGGATCCTGTATAGCAGCTGTGTGTACTTGAATATGTGCTTTGTGGTCCTGGTATGAAAACGCCTTAGCAGGTTTTAGCATCAGGATGTCCTGGTTCTCTGTGACTGGATCTTTAGGCTTCATATCCTCTGGTAGAGGTACAAGCTTCTGTGCATCTTTAATACTAAGCACATCTAGCATCTGACGATACAACAGGGGCATATTAAATAAGTTCGGTGATTGTGCTGCAAGCTGCATTACTGCTTGGTATTGAACAATCTTCTGTGCCATTGTTGAAGCGTTAGGATCGCTAACAGGGATGACGTCCACATCATCGTAGTCAGACTTCTTAGCAAATCTGGACCCTTCATCTGGCTCATAGCTGTACTCCTCTGGTGTGTATTCAGCAATAATCTTCTTAAGTAACTTCAACTCCTGCTTCAAACTGTAGTGAACACGAGCCTGTACTGCACTCATTACCTTCAAGGTACGCTCTAAAATCGCCAGCGTTGTCCCAACAGGTGCTTGGCTGGACATGTCACTAATTTGTAGATCAGCAGTATTAGCAAAGCGACGACCTTCTTCAACAATCTGATTGAGCAACGCCATTAATACTTGACTTGGCTCTTTGTATGGGAGCGTCATTAAGTTATCTTTAATAGCTCCTGACGGTACATCTACATCTCTAAATTCACCGGGTGAGATCGGGGTGTCATCTCCCTTAACTCGCAAACCTCTGGTTTTGAAACCGCCTGGCAGATTCGATAATGTACCAGCGTCGACAAGTTGTCTGATAATAGAAGTACCAGACTTAGCATAAGCGCCGATAAGGTGAATAAGCCCAAAGTAATAAAAGCCAAATCCCGGAATATACCCATAATGAACAAAATGTTGACGCTTTTGACAAGTCTCATCGTTCGGGTCCCAATTACGTCTAATCGAAAGAACATTCTGTGTACCTTTCTCGATAGTGACTACGTAAGGCAGTGCAATACCGGTGGGTTTACCGTTCTCATCCTTATGCTCGTACCCCTCTAAATCTAGGTTGACGTGCATCTCAAGGAGTTTATAACGGTCATCTGAAGTGGCTCTAAAGCCCATCTTCTCTGCAATTTTTTTCTCAACTTCATCTAATACATCGTTAGGTTCACCTAAATCAATATCACGATAAAAACCTGCCGCCTGAAGTTTTCTTAAATCATTCTCGGTCTTACGCATGACATGTGTAACACGCTCAGCGGAGGCTAGGTCTGATGCACCATAAGGTACAACGATATCTTCTGCTGGTACAAACATAGCTACTTGACGCTCTATATTTGGATCGTAGTACACTTTTTTAAACGCATTACCCGCAAGACCTAAACCCCAGAGCATGCGCTCTGTCTCAGGACGATACTCAGGCATTATCTCAGTCAACTGATAGTTCATGTCCTCACGTACACGCTCAGCTGCATCTTTTTTCTCAGGTGTCTCTTTACCAATTACTAATGTTTTTACAGGACCTGATGCAGGGAAGATAGACATCATAGTTTCTGCTTGGAACTTCACCAATGCTTCTGATAGAAGTGGGTGATACACACCGCATGCGCCTTCCCAAGGCTCAGTGCGTTCTTCAATCTTTAGACCAAGGAGTTCTAACCCATCAACGTATGTTTGTATCCAATCCTTACGTGCACCAATGTCAGAATCAAAGTCACCAATTAAGTCACCGCAGAGTTCTGTAAGTGTACCTTCTGTTAAATACTCGGCTAAATTAACATTGAAGTCATCCTCGGATTCTTCCTCGGGTTCAATCTGTATTTCTAAGCCATCTATACCAATAGTGACTGATTCAGGATCCTCAATCTCGATCTCTATCGGACTCTCCATTGCGGCTGCCTCTTCTATGCCTATTGGAGCTTGATACAGTGCCTTATCTATTGCCATAATGTGTCCTTAATAATATCCTTTGAACCGCTTAGACTTAAATAGTCTGATTTCATCTGGTTCATCGTTCGGTAATTTAATAAACCCGCCTTGTCTAAAGCGCATTAGCGCCATCACCGTTGAGTCAACCAAGTCATCATGACTCATAAACGGAAATCCTGCAATCTCTTCTACCACTTCTTCAGCCCAACGTGTCTCGGGCACCCATACTAAGCCGCTTTTAACAATATCAGTAACAGAATTGAGCCTAGCAAGCTTATCACCACTACCCCTATGGGGTGTGTATTCTGTAACAGGCATACCTGTACGCCGTAATTCTTGATATAACGCTGTACCAGCACTCTTTTTTTCCACAATGAACGCATCGGGGTTCCATTCATGCCATTCTTTCCAGGCTAAATCCTTTAATTCTGGAAATTCTAATCGTTTTTTGATGGAATTTAACAAAATAATGTTATGACATTCCGTTTCTTCGTTAAAAAACACTCCCCAAACCGTTATTGCAGTAAAGTCTGCCCGGTTGTGGGTTTCTGCGGCAGCGTCTAAAGACATAATCACGTATTCGCAGCTTGGTGGTGTTTCTAACTTCCACCATTGCCACCATTCTCGCTTGACAACGCTGGCTTCCTCGGCTGTGGGGTTTTGCTGATACTGAGCGTTCCACTGGAACACCGGCATAGAAGCCTTAGTTTGACGCAAAGAGGCCAATGGCAGCCATTCTGGCCACAAAGCTGACTCATTATCCGTATTTTCATTAAATATCGCTGGAAACTCAACAAGCTCATACTGGTCTGCCTCGTCATTCTGGGTCATATCCCGAACAACCTTACCTGTTAGGTCATCCTGATGCCACCTAGTTTGTACTATAGCGACTCTACCGCCTGGCATCAAGCGTGTTCTTGCTCCGTAGGTGAACCATTCATACGCTTTCTCGAATACATCGAAGTTCCCATTGATGATGTCTTGCTCGTTATGGGGGTCGTCCACCAATAATAGATCAGCTCCACGACCAGCAAGGGCAGAACCCACACCACAAGCAAAATACTCACCACCAACATTAGTATTCCAACGCCCAGCAGACTTGTTATCTTGCGCCAGACTGACAGTAGGAAAAATTTGTTTATATATAGGCGTGTCAATTAGGTTCCTCACTTTCCGTCCAAAGTCCACAGCAAGATCGGTCGTGTGGGAGACCATTAAAACCTTCTTATCGGGGTATTTTCCAAGGAACCATGCGGGGAAGTAGATAGATACAAGCTGTGATTTACCATGTCTTGGAGGAATATTGACTGCCACCCGATCTTTTTTACCCGCTGCAATCTCCATAAGGAGGTCTGCCAATATGCGGTGATGTTTACCAACCTTGTAGTCCGACTGCATTATCTTACAGAATGCTATTAAGTCCTCTCTAGCAGCCTTAGCATCTTTGCGGCGCTGCATTTCATCAAGAACTAAGTCCGTCTCTTCAGCGTCCATATCATCA